TGATTAAGTTGTGCCTCTGCTTGTTCTTGCGTGAGTCCAGCCTCTAGACCAGCAGCACGAGCTTGTTGTGTAAAGCCAGCATCTGCCATTGCTTTTTGCTGTGCCATGTTTGCTCTCAACTGCTCTTGGTTTAGACCAGCTTGCAAACCACTTTCTCGCCTTTGTTGTTCTGCTGCTAAGTTAGCTAGGTTAGCTTGCTGTGCAAAGCCTGCCTGTGCTTGTTCCTGCCCTAGTCCAGCTTGCACACCAAATTCTGCTGCACGATTACTTGCTTGTTGATTTGCAAGTGCAGCATTCAATGCTTGAGAAGAACCAAACTCGGATGCTCGGTTGCTTGCTTGTTGGTTGGCAAACTCTTGTGCTTGTTTCTGTTGTGCAGCTAATGCTTCTTGGCTCAAACCTGCTGCCATACCAGCTTGTAATGCCTGGTTGGTTGCTGCTTGGTTTGCAAGTTGTGCTTGCATATCTTGCCCAGAAGAATACTGAAGTGCTTGGTTTTGTGCTGCTTGGTTTTGCATGGCAGCCTGCAAGCCACGGCCAAGATCAGATTGTTGTAACCCTGCTTCTTGTCCAAGTGCAGATTGTGCAAATGCTCGGTTCTGCATTTTGCGTGCGTTGTCTTCAGCAACCCTTGCCTCTGCCTCTGCAATTGCACCTGACTGATCAAATGTTCTACCCATCATGGTTGATCTTGCACGAGCAGCTTCTGCAATTTGTCGCTCCTCACGATCTGTCAGTCCTTGGTCAAGTCCAGCCTCTGCATCTGCCATTAATCTAGCACGCAAACTATCTGCTTCAATACGTCCACCATCTAGACCTGCAACTGCACTATAACCCTTACCCTTTACGCCAGCAGAAGGATCGTAAGATGTGGCTGCACTCAAGGCTAATGGGTCTGCTGCTTGTGCTGCGGTGTAACCACTACCTGTTACATTTGCAGTTGGATTGTATGTTGTGCCAGCAGTTAGCTTTTGCCCGGTAATATCTGCTAATTCATCGTACCCTGTTTTTGCAGTTAAGGACATTGGATCTGCAACAGATGCACCTGTAAAGGAAGTGTCCCCTGCTAAGTCAACAGGTGTGGTATTTTGTGCTGCGGTAAATCCCTTGCTTGTTAGTGATAGTGGGTCAGTTATACCTTGTGGCCCACCAATTGCCCCTGCCCCTGTAAGTGAATCCTTTTGTTCTTCTAGTACTGACCTTGCAGACTCAAGTGCTTCTTGAGTGCCAGGTTTGTAGTCTTCCATGATGTCCTGATAAGTACCAGATAAACGAGCAACATCTTGCAAATCACGCTCTCGTTGACGAGACAAGTTACCTGCCTGGATGTCCTCGCCATACGCAGATAAACCTAAAAAGTTACCACTCTCATCAAACCCAGCCTGTCTGCCTGCATCTACTTGTTCGTAGGTGACAGAAACTTCTCTACCTTCTTGCTTTCCAAAAGTTTCGTAATGATCTTTTCCAAACTCTTCAATAGTTCGAGTATCTCCTGCCTGACGAGCAGCAGTAAATTGATCCATTATATCCTTGTTTTCTTTTATGTATGATGCGTAATCTGGTCTTGCAACTGTGTTTTGCACATTACGCTTGTCACCAAGCAGGTCAACCATGCCATCACCTTGGCGTTGGGTGGGTAGTGTGGTTACTTCTGTTGTGCCTGCTTTTGTGGCATCTTGTATTATGTTGCCATCTGTGTCTTTTGCGTAGATTGGCGCGCCTTCACCTGCTGAAAACATTTTTGATCCACTCGCAAAGTTTCCACCTACATCTTCTCCAGGATCAGTACCTTGATAAAATCCAGAATCAGTAACATTATTTGTAAGAGTACTTTTAAAATCATCAGGTATATTCGTATTGTCTTTTACCTTTTCTTCTAATGATACAGATAAATTACCTAGTTCTGTTTTTAAATCATCACCTGTAAAAGTTTTAGTTACTGTATCCAACACTTTATTATCTGGGCCTACAACCTGTAAGGTCATTCTTGTAGATCCACCTTTATTTGCTGTTGTTGAATTGTAAGTGCCGTATGTGCCATCACTTCCTAATGTTTCTGCTAATTGCTTAATTTGATAACTAGGCGCTTCTTCTGTCCCTAAAACAATACGTCCATTAGCATCATAAGTTACCTCTTGCTCTCCTCCACCTGTAGTATCACCAAGCAGAGTCTGCCGAAGTACATCTGTGTCTGTCTGTGCAGTCTTCTTACGAATCGATTCTTCGAGTGGAAGCAAGGATTCAAGTGAACCTGTACTTGCAAAGTCACCTGTGCCTGTAAGTAATTCTACTTGTGCTTTAAGTGCGTCTGCCATGCCTTCGCCATAACTTGGCTGCGCTGGATAATTTATGTCTGGCCCTCCTCCCATTGTTATTTCCTCCGATTAATTCTATTAAAGTCGTACCACTTTATAGGTTTTTGTTTTAATTGTCTCATCCACCCTACAAATGGAAGTGGGTATGGAATACTATCTATGAAGTCTGAAATTGCATTATCTCCTATAGCAGTTTTTACATACCAAGCATTAGGTGCAACTACCTTCCATTGTTTATTTGGATGTATATCTGAATCAGTCCGTACTGCTTTTCCAAGCAACATGGTTTGTGGTGTAATAAATACATATCCATAGGCTGCATACGCACTTAAATCCTTAAACATATCGCCCTTAGTTGAATCGTAAAACTTCTTAGCTCGCTCTAAAATATTCATGTACTAATTGTCGCTCCTAATGCGACCACTTTCCATGCAGATCCATCGGATACTGCGACTGTGGCTGCACCTGCGTTTCCATCTGTTACGTAGATCATTTGCCCAGCTGGAGATGCGCTTGGCACACCAGCCACATCGTATGATTTTAATGTCATTATTGTTCCACTAATCGTGCCACCTGTCAGAGCAACTGAATTGCTCGCTTGGGTGGCAATTGTGCCTAGTCCTAAGTTTGTGCGTGCAGTACCAGCGGTTGATACATCTGATAGGTTATTGCTTGGTTGTAGGAATGCAGAGGTTGCTTGTGTGGCTGCTGTACCTAGCCCAAGTGCAGTCCTTGCTGCCCCTGCATTTGCACTTCCTGTGCCTCCATCTGCAATCGCAATGGGTGAGGATAGACCACTAATCGTACCTCCTGTGATGTTTACATTTCCTTCGTTGATGGTGACTGTTGGTTCACCTAGTTGGTTAAGTGAGGCAGCATCCACGGAAACGCCCGTGGCAAATGTAAATCCACGTGTAACTGTTGCGGTGATTGCCATCTATGCAACCTCCCTTCTTGCATTTGCCCCTACCCCAATTGCTTCCAAGCTAACATGTCTAAAGCTTGGTCTGCCTGCGGTAACATTAATCTCAACTTCTGCCCCATATCCACGGGTACGACCCGTACCAAAGCGGAAGAGTGCTTCTTCTGTGCCATCTGCTGTATGACTTAATACTGTGGTGCTTGCGTCTGGATCGAGTGTATTGACCTTGATGTTGAATGCATCTGCATTAACTGTGTTTGCACCCAACTGTCCACGCTTCCAACTCTTTACGCTAATATCTCCAAAGGTGTAGGATCGTGTGACAAGCTTACCTGCAATGGCAGTTGTACCTGACTCGCTTGTACTACCTATCTTGCGACCACTATCATCAATGGAGTTTTCTTCCATTAAGTACCAACCTGTGTCGTTACATGCGAATAATCTACGTCTTGTTGGTGCAGATCCATGCGAGCAAATTACAAAGTCATCTACATGAAATGCTAGACTACCTGACATTGCTGGGTAGGAGTCAACACTTGTCCATGTGCTTGTAAGTAGGTTAAATACGAAAATCTTGTTGGGTACTGTGCTAGACCCTGTAGGTACTGCAAGGTAGTAAGCGTTGTCATACACCACACCACACGCTTTGTCTGCTGCTGCGTAGTTAACCTCATCAAACTGATCCTGTATAGGTCTGGTCATGGGTATGGTTTCACCACTTACTTTACTAATAGCTACTCCAAGTCCCTTTGCTGGGTCTGTACCAGGTGACAAGACAATGACCCCATTATCAGATAGGAAGAATGTTTGTGGGCCAGACTGTGCAATTGATTTGCGTGCCACACAACCATGCTGTCTTGTTATTTCGTAAGTGTTAGCTGCGGAGGTTGTCGCAATGTTATTAATCATGTGGATGCTGTTACGCATAAACACGATTAACTGATCTTCTTGGTAAGGATAAAAGCCTACAAGAAAATCTGCACTTCCTTTATTTATTCTAAATTGTGAGTCAGCAGCGTAGTAATTATCTGTGTCTAACAAATCAGACATGATAATGGAATAGTTACTGTCTGTAGGTTGTGGGATGATTAAGCGATTGCGAAAGAATACACCATAATCTGTGTTTGGACATGGTATGCGTCCAGCACCTGGGCTTGCATTTGCTTTCTCTTCAAAGTCATTGCTTACATCTCCATCCCATTGAAGTGGTGTTTTATCCTTACCACGAAACAAAATGAGTTTTTCCAATGCCTGTACGAAGCTCGCGCCATCTGCCGTGGCCACAACTTCACTACTTGGATAATCAATATCAATGCCTGAGTTATTTGCATCATTCCAAAGGATTACTTTATCCTTGGTTGCAGCTACCACATATTCATTTCCTGTTGCCGGATCTGAGTAGAGTGTGGATGCAAATACCATCTCATTCGTACCATTGTAGCTAAGTGTTACTGCACCTGCTAAAAAATCTATACCTTTGCGTACCTCTGCAAGGTCACCAATCAAGCGCATATTCTCGCTTGTCTGTACAAAGCCCGGTTCTAAACTTGTTGCTTCTTGGTATGAATCAATACCACGAAATCCACGATCCCCGTCTGTAAGAACTTGGTCATCCAATCTACCCGATGTACGATAACGTGCCATTCACTTGTTCTTTATTTCTAGGTAGAGTTTTCTACCCATGTACACGATTGTGATTACACCTGCGATGCATCCAAATAAATCATCCAAGTGTGCTAGACCAAAGGTGGCAACTGTACCACTCATTCCAAGAATTGCAGTACGATCTATCATTAGAACAACCAATCTAATATGATGATGCCAACGACAAGTCCCACAAATATGGTTAACATTTTGCCTTTCTTCGACATGTCCAAG